GACACAACATCTTACGCTTTGATCTAGATGTTATTAAGAAACTAACTGGTGTAGATTTATATCACAAGAACATTGAAGATACTCTTGTTATGTCTAGGTTGTTTAGACCTATCCGAGAAAACGGACATAGTTTAAAGACGTGGGGTTATCGTGTTAACTTTGCTAAACAAGAACAACCTATAGACTTTGAAGAGTATACACCACAGATGCTAGAGTATTGTATTAATGATGTTAAGCTAAATGAATTAGTTTACTATAGATTACTTCAAGAACAAGCAGGTTTTAGTCAACAATCAATTGATCTTGAACATAGAGTTGCTCGGATAATGTCTGACCAAGAAAACAACGGATTCAAATTTAATGAACGACAGGCTACTACTTTACTAGCTGAACTTAAAACTAAGATGAATGAAATAGTCGAGGAAGTACAACGAACATTTAAACCTAGAATGGTTGATGTAAAATTAGTTGTACCTAAGTTTAAGAAAGATGGTGAGTTATCTAAGTCAGGATTACGACCTGAAGAATATGATAACTGTATGTCTACAAAAAACTATAAACCATTTATGCGACAAGAACTTAAAGAGTTTAACTTAGGTAGTCGTAAACAAATTGGTGAGTATCTTGTTGAGGTAGGTTGGAAACCTAAACGTTTTACACCTACAGGTCAGCCTATTGTAGACGAGGGTACACTTAAAAAGATTACTCACATACATGAAGCTAAATTAATTGCAGACTTCTTGTTGTATCAAAAGCGTATAGCTCAGATACAATCATGGTTGGATGCCCTAGAAGATGATGGTAGAGTACATGGTTCAGTCATTCCTAACGGAACTATTACTGGTCGTATGTCCCACAATCATCCTAACATGGCTCAGATACCAGCAGTATACAGTCCCTTCGGTAAAGAGTGTAGAGCTTGTTGGACTGTAGACGAAGGTAATGTTCTGCTTGGGGTTGATGCTTCAGGATTAGAACTTAGAATGTTAGCACACTATATGAACGATAAGGAGTATATACATGAAGTGGTCAACGGAGACATACACACAACTAATCAAAAACTTGCAGGACTTGAATCAAGAGATACAGCAAAGACTTTCATCTATGCCCTCGTATACGGAGCAGGAGATGAAAAGATTGGAAGTGTGGTTGGAGGATCAAGAAAGCAGGGTAAAGAACTTAAAGAACGCTTTCTCGATAATCTCCCCACATTTAAAACTCTTAAGGAAAAAGTACAAGGAGCTGCAAAACGAGGATTCCTCAAAGGAATAGATGGTCGTAAGATTTATATACGACATGAACATGCTGCACTAAACAGTTTACTACAGGGTGGTGGTGCTATTGTAATGAAGAAAGGATTAGAAATACTGGAGAGTAAATTAAAACTTAGGAGTCTTGACTTTAAATTTGTTGCCAACATACATGATGAGTGGCAGATAGAAGTTAAAGATACAGAAGCTAATAACATAGGAGACTTAGCAGTAGTTAGTCTTCGAGAAGCCGGAGAACATTTTAATATGAGATGTCCTCTTGATGGTGAATATAAAATAGGAGGAGACTGGAGTGAAACTCATTAAAGATAAAAGTAGAAAAGGAGACTTGGCTGAATACTATGCTGTAACTTGGTTATGGGATAATGGTTATGAAGTATTTAAAAACACAGGTTGTTCAGGTCCAATAGATTTAATTAGTATGAAAGATGGAGAAATGACTCTTGTAGATGTTAAAACTATGTCGATAAATTATGAGTCAACAAATGAAGACGAGATAGAATATAGGAATAAAAGAGTTAGGACTAAAGCACAAGAAAAATTAGGTGTAAGGTTGTTATCATTTAATCCTAAAACTAGAAAATTAAAATGGATTAATCATGAAAAATAAAAAAGAACTTGACAACTTAGTAACGGACAACTATAATAAATTTAAGTCTGAATCAGGACACTGGTATACCCAAGAAGGTGAGCCTATGTATACTATCATAGGTGCTAATGGTAAAGAAAGAAACACTACACTTAGAGATGCTAAGTCTTTAGGATTAGTTCCTTCTGTTACAACTATCATGGGTATTATAGCCAAGCCATCTTTAGAGACTTGGAAACAAAAACAATTACTTAATTCTTTTCTAACCTTAGAACAAGGAGAGGACGAAACGATTGAGTCTTTTTACTACAGATGTCAAACAGATTCTAGACAAGTAGGTATCCAAGCTGCTCAACAAGGAACAAAGATACATGGTATGATTGAGAAAGGATTTTTAGGTAAAGCTAAAACTAAACCTTACAAAGTAATCAAGAAATACTTAGATGAAACTTTTCCTAATGAAGAGTGGATAGCAGAAGATTCTTTCTGTGCTAATGCAGGTTATGGTGGTAAGATAGACTTGTATTCTAAGTCAGGAATATTTATAGACTTTAAAACAAAAGATAACTTAAAAGGTAAAGACCCAGCTAAGTTAGTATTTGATGAACATGGGATGCAGTTGTCTGCTTACGCACAAGGTTGTGGTTATGATGATGTTGAAAGAGTATCTATTTTTGTAGACAGAAAAGATACAGGCTTGGTTCTCCCTTTTGTTTGGGACAGAGAATCACAAAGCAAACATTTAGGAATGTTTAATGCTATGTTAACTTACTGGAAGTTAGTCAAGAACTATGACTCATCTATTTTATAATGGTAGGATTTAGAAAACCTCGTAAACCTAGACCTAAAAAAACAGGTGTTCCTAAAGGCTACGATAGTTTATGGGAAGTTAAATTACATGAGACAATTCTTAAAGATTGGAAACACCATTGGGAACTGTTTGATTACATTGTTAAACATAAATATGAGCCAGACTTTGTTAAAGTAATTGATGGTAAAACTATTTTACTTGAAGCTAAAGGTAGGTTTTGGGACTACCCTGAGTATAGTAAGTACATACATATAAGAACAGCACTACCAAAGGATACTGAGTTAGTGTTTTTATTTCAAAAACCTTATGCACCTATGCCGGGAGCTAAGATGAGAAAGGACAGAACAAAACGAACCCATGCTGAATGGGCTGAAAAAAATAATTTTAGATGGTATAGTGAAGACACACTACCCATGGAATGGAGTAACTATGGATTATAAATTTAATGAACGCAGACATATAATTGAACTAAAAGAATACATTGATAATACATATGGTGAGCATTATGCTTCTGATAAGTACCAAGCTACAGATGTAATTATTGACTCGGGTCATGGTGAAGGTTTCTGTATGGGTAACATTATGAAGTATGCTAAAAGGTATGGAAATAAAGAAGGAAAAAACAGAAAAGACTTGCTTAAAATATTACACTATGCTATAATAATGCTTTACGTACACGACACAGAGAATCATTAATGAGAGAATATTTAGGACCAATTATAAAAGATTTTTTTTATTGGTGTGTATATGTTTTAGAAGTAATAGGTGATATAACTGGACTAGGATATATGTTGGCTAATATTGTAATCTTTGTATTTTTACAACCAGCTTTAATCTTATTGTTTATGTGGTTATGGTTAAAAGAAAGGAAACAAAATGGAAGATAAAGTAGGTATAAAAGAATACCTTGGTATAAAAATTAATTACAGTAATGAAAAACTATTAGATAAGTTTAGTCTTGATACAATAAAAGACAGATACTTATGGGAGAATGAAACACATGCACAAGAAGCCTTCGCAAGAGCATCAGTCTTCGCAGCTACATACAAAGGTCACACAGATTTTGAATTGGCTCAAAGGCTTTATCACTACAGTTCCAATTGCTGGTTCATGTTTAGCACTCCTATACTTAGTAACGGGGGAACAAGTCGTGGGCTTCCTATCAGTTGTTTTCTTAATTATGTACCTGATAGCAGGACTGGTTTATCAGATCACTATGATGAAAATATATGGTTGGCATCTTCGGGTGGAGGTATTGGTGGATATTGGGGTGACGTTAGGAGTAACGGGATATCTACTACTCATGGCAGTCGTTCTACTGGTTCAATTCCTTTCATTCATGTAGTAGATTCACAGATGTTAGCCTTTAATCAAGGCACTACAAGACGGGGTTCTTATGCAGCTTACATGGATATATCTCATCCGGAGATTGAAGAGTTCATTAACATGCGTAAAGAATCGGGTGGAGATATTAATCGTAAGAATCTTAATCTCCATAATGGTATTAACATTACCAATGAGTTTTTAAAAGCTGTTGAAGAAGATGCAGACTTTAGATTAATTGACCCTAAGACTAACGAGCCTACAAAAATTGTAAATGCTAGAGACTTATGGTGGCAGATCATTAATGCTAGAGCAGAGACAGGTGAGCCTTACATGATTAATATAGATACATGTAATGAAGCATTACCAAAACAACAAAAAGATTTAGGTTTAGAAATTAAACAGAGCAATCTTTGTTCTGAAATTACTTTACCTACCAACGAAGAACGAACAGCAGTTTGTTGTTTATCTTCTGTGAACTTAGAATACTTTGATGATTGGAGTGAGAACCCTTTATTCATTGATGATTTAATTACTATGCTTGATAATGTATTACAGCATTACATTGATAACGCTGTTGATACAGACAACTTAGGAGAATACAATGCAAACTTTAAAAGATTTCAAAAACATATTAAAGAAGGTAAGAAAGGCTTTACTAAGTCTGCCTATTCTGCTTATCGAGAAAGGTCGTTGGGTCTTGGTGCGATGGGTTTCCATTCGTATCTCCAATCACGCAACATTCCTTTTGAAGGTATCTTCGCTACGGGCTTCAACTATAAAGCTTTTAAATACATTAAAACACAATCCCTCAAAGCTTCTGAAAAACTTGCAGACGAAAGGGGTGAAGCTCCTGATGTCAGTGGTAGTGGCAGGAGGAACGCTAATCTACTTGCTGTTGCACCTAACGCTAGTTCTAGTATTATATGTGGTGGCACTTCTCCTTCGATTGAGCCATATCGTGCTAACGTTTATACGCACAAGACTCTCTCAGGTTCGTTCCAAGTTAAGAACAAATATCTAGAAGAAGTATTACAAGATAAAGGATTAAAGAAAGATGAGTTGGCTGTATTGTGGAAAGACATTGCAGGTAACGAAGGTTCAGTACAACACCTTGATATTCTTACAGATGATGAAAAAAAAATATTCAAGACTGCAAATGAAATAGATCAGATATGGATTGTTGAACATGCATTTAAACGTCAAGAGTTTATTTGTCAAGCACAATCAGTTAATCTTTTCTTTACACTTCCAAAAGCAACAGAGCCACAGGAAGTACATGATGAGTACATGCAGTACGTCAATGATGTACATTGGTATGGGATGAATAAACTAAAGTCTTTGTATTACTTTAGAACTAATGCTGCTAGAAATGCAGAAAATGTAAACACTAAAGTTCAGCGTATAAAACTAGATGATGCTGAATGTATTGCCTGTGAAGGCTAGGAAAAATTATGAGCTTATTAGACACAAGAGATTACTATAAACCTTTCGACAACCCGTGGATGTTTGATTACTATGTATTACAGAATCAAATGCATTGGATGCCTGAATCTGTACCATTACATACAGATGTAAAAGATTGGCAAGAGTTATCTGATAAAGAAAAAAACTTACTAACACAAATCTTTAGATTGTTTACTCAATCAGATGTTGATGTCGGTGCAGGTTATGTTGATAGATACATGCGTATCTTTAGAAAGCCTGAAGCTAGAATGATGATGGGCTCGTTTGCTAACATGGAGTCTATCCATCAACATGCATACAGTTTACTGCTTGATACAGTTGGTATGCCTGAAATAGAATACAAAGCTTTTTCAGAGTACGAAGAGATGGCAGATAAACATGAGTACGTACATAATATTAAAACTATCAAGAAAGATAAAAAGAGTATTGCAAAAACTTTAGCAGTCTATTCAGCTTTTACAGAAGGATTACAATTGTTTAGTAGCTTTGCAATCTTGTTAAACTTCCCAAGATTTGGTAAGATGAAAGGTATGGGACAAATAGTTACTTACTCTATACGTGATGAGTCTATGCACGTTGAAGCCATGACTAAATTGTTTAGAGAATTTATTCAAGAGAACATAGAGATATGGACAGATGATTTCAAGAAAGAAATCTATGAAATTTGTAGACAAATGGTTGATCTTGAAGACAAGTTTTTAGACTTAGTGTTTGACATGGGAGACCTTGAAGGACTTACCAAGAAAGATATGTATGCTTACAATAGATACATAGCTGATAGAAGATTACTCCAGCTTGGTCTTAAAACTAACTACGACCAACGAGAGAATCCTCTTGGATGGTTAGACGAAGTGATGGGTGTTGAACATCAGAACTTCTTTGAAGGTCGTGCTACTTCCTATATGAAAGCAGGACTACGTGGTAGGCAAGACAAAGTAAGTTTTGCAAGGATTGGTGATGAGAACTAAACGCACCGAAGCAAAGCTTGTAGGGTATAATTTATTCTATGACTTAACAGGTAAGTTAGTAACTGAAAGAACCAGCACAGATATAAAAGAACTTAAAAAGTTTTTTACACCTGAAGAATATAATACCCTAGCTACTGTAATCAGAGAGACTACAGCTAAACTAGATAAGATTCACAATGAAGTTGAAGCTCATCTAAATGCTAGGATATTAAAAGATTAACCAGCTAATGGATTTTTATTTTCTTCTTTAAATATTTTGATATCAGTCTTAACACTTTCGATATCAGCTTTCATGCCTGACATATCAGACTTGATAGCTTCAACTTTGTTAGACTGACTATCAATTTTAATTAAGATAGTTTCATCAATCGTCTTGTTTATGTAAGACACAGAAGTTTCTAATGCTTCTATTCTTTTTTCAATCTCGCCTAAACCATCATCAGTTTCTTTAGCTTGTTCAGCTTTGTTTTCTAAGTTCTCTATCCTATTTACATAAGTTGCACCAGTATATCCAAACCCTGCAAGAGTTCCAATGATACCCATCAATGCAATAAACTGTGTTGTTTTATTTTGTAACCAATCCATACTATTCTCCGTTTTGTTTTTGTTGCCAATCATTTATGGCTTGTTTTATACTATCCTCTGCTAACACACTACAATGTAACTTAATAGGTGGTAACTCTAAAGCATCAGCTATATCTTTATCTTTTATTTTACAAGCTTCTTCTATTGTCTTTCCTTTTAACATGTCAACAAACATAGTACTAGATGCTATTGCTGATCCACAACCATAAGTTTTAAATTTAACATCATCAATGATATGTCTGTTACCATAAAGTTTACACTTAATCTGAAGCTTCATTACATCTCCACAGGCTGGTGCTCCAACCATACCTGTTCCAACATCTAAATCTTTAGGGTCAAATCTACCGACTGAATATTTTTCAGGGTTATTTAAAACTTCTTCAAATCTATCTACAACTTTATTTGAGTATGCCATTAGAATAACAACGATATTGCGTAAAAAGATAATAACATAAACATAAATACACCGACCTGTACACCAGACATAATAGCTACAATTTTTAATTGTCTATTTGCCCACCAGTTTAATTCAGTTTCTTCCCAATGTAAAAAATCTTTTGGTGATGCATTTCTTGGTTTGTTAAATAACAAGCTTGGTTGTTGTGGTATTTTCATACTATAGTGGTGGTTGTAACTCTTTTATTTTAATTAATGTTTCTAAACTTTGACCTGCCATTTGATAAAAGCCTTCGATGTTATCTGACAACATATTGTTTTTATAGATATCTGTAGACTCGTACCATATATCTTGGTCCGGTAGTGTAACTAATCTATAGTTATTAAACTTAGGTACAAATCCCATGTAAGCTATGATAGTATTCTCTGAGCCATACTCACCAGTCTCTTCTTGTTTAGCTTCGACATCATCTTGAGCAGCCTGTAAGTTTTGTGCAATAACATTGGCTACAGTTTGTTCTGTTTCTGTAGCTGATGCATCTGTAGAAATTGACACATCTATTTGACTTTGTAAAGTTTGAGTAGGTGTTACACTAACTGCAACACTTGTTGTCTCTACTGTTTCAACTTCAACACTTGTAGAGCTTGTAGAATTACTCACACTAAAGCTTGTACTCATATCTAAAACTTGATTGTTTTGTGCAGTAGATGCTGTAAACTGTGCTGACATACTAGGTGAGTTGCTTGTACTCATACCACCACTAGAACTAGACGATAATACGCTAGAAGCTCCTGTAGTGCCACCTGTAGCGTGTATAGAGTTTCCTGATGTAGTTCCACTAATACTAGCTTGTGCTGTGTTTAAAGTAGAGGAGATAACGTTCAGTGCCATTTCTCTACTTATTGAACTCTTACCTTCTGGGAGTATAGCACCAATAACTATTTCTTCTTCTTGTAGTTCTTCTACTCTTTCTTCTTCTACTTCAGCAATACGTTCTTCTTCCATCTCTTCACGCATCTCTGCTATCTCTTCAAAGACTTCTTCTACAGCTTCTTCTTCAAAGACCTCTTCAATAAATTCTTCTTCCGGCTCTTCTGCATACGCAAGTTCTTCTTCAATAATTGTCTCTTCCTCAAACCAGTCCTCCACTTCTTCAATAAATGTTTCTTGAAATACAAACTCCTCAATCATTAAATCTTCAATAGGTAAAAAGATTTCTTCTTCTTGTCTAAATGAAAGAGGTTCTATAAATTCATCAAATGGTTGTAGTTGTTCAAATATTATTTCTTCTACAAATATTAACTCAGGCTCTTCAAAAAAATCATACTCAAATTCAAATACATACTCTTCAAAGATTTCGGGTTCTTCAAAAGTGTCATACATGTTATACTCTTCTTGATAACCATAATCAATTTCTTCTTCAAAGTAAGCTACTGAATTTTCTTGTCTATAACCTTGACAGAATGGTGCATACTGGGGGTCTAAATCACATTGAAGATCATCATAGGTATCCCAATAATAAGGACATGACTCAGAGTACAACTGGTCTATATTACATTGTTGTGCTTGATAAGCTGCTGCATAACCAGAGCAAGATTCAGAATATAACTGGTCTAGATCACATTGTTGTGCTTGATAAGCTGCTGCATAACCAGAACAACTTGAATTGTTTAAAGGATTACTACAATCAATATTATTACCACTACCAGAACCATATAACGAACCACCATTTTCTAACATATTATTAAATGAGGTGTCGTTCCAATTAGTATTTACACAACTACTAGAGTTAGTAGAGCCTGTATTACATTCATCGTGAAATAAATATTGATATATTTCAGAGCTACCACTACCTACTTCACCAATTAAAACATCGTGATTAATTATATCTAATTCACCATATCTATACTCAAAAGTATTGTTAGTCCAAAGTATAACTTCAAAACTGTTATCAGATGCACGATTATACTCACGCATATCATACCAACCAAAAACTGTCATATCATTAAAACTTTTTGCTAACATTTTTGAACCATTGTCTCGTATGAGATCAGTCCAAAAAGGTAACATAGTATAAGTATACTGATTAGCTAAAGGGTCTGGTGTATAATCGGAGCAGTAAGCACCGGAAGTTTTAAAGTGAAGGCAACCATTGGTAGCCATTCTAGCAGAGCTAAACGTTTGATTATAAAAATCAAAGTTAAATCCTAGATTAAAAGCATTAGAGACTTGGTCATCTCCTGAGTTTAGATTAATTGTACCTGATTGATTGGTAAGGTCTATTAAAGACTGATTGCCTTCGTAGATATACTGACTAAAGACATTAAGACTTAAGAGACACGCTACTGCGTAGCATAGAATTCTTTTTTGCATTGCCTTTTAGTTTTAGTTTTAGTTGTGTAGGTTTTTTTTACTAACCCAACTACATCTTTATTTATATTATCTCTGTTAGGATTCTTGTCGTAAGTACATTCTTTTATAAAAAGTTTTAATTGTTCTTTAGCATCAGGTCTTTTAGATTTGTTTTTTGACCAAGCTTTTTCAGCTTCTTTACCTATCTGACCTTGGTAAGGGCAAGGAGTACCAGCCATTTCCATAGCCTTAAATACTCTAGGGTCTTGACATAGTATTGAGACTGAAGCTACTTTCATACCAGTATCATAGAGATACTTGGAAAGTTTTAAGCGTTCACAGTTAGTATCAGTAACTGTACGTCCTGTAGAGAACCCAAATACTTGCCCTTGATAAGCACCAGAACGACCTACAGTACAAAGGTCTTGAGAGTAAGACATAATACTAGGTGCAATCGCAGAAGCAGGAGGTGCTTTTGTTTTTACGTTCTGATTAATTGTTTGAGTAGAGTTAGACTCGTTAATATTTCTATTTGTATTATCAGATTTTGTATTGTTATTATTGGTATTAGTATTATCAGTAGTAACATTAGAATCTGAAGTAGATTGATTAACATTAGTATTGTTATTAGTATTTGTATTATTACTAGTAGAATTACTGTTGTTATTTACGTTCTGATTTACTGTAGAGTTTACAGTAGAGTTAGATGTAGACGTAGAT